TCCCCGAAGGGAATGATAGAGGCTTAAAAATGATCGATAAGCCCGGGTACAGAGTACATAGGAAGAGGTCTGGCAGCATTAATATTAAAAAACGCATCCAATAAAAATTGCTGACCATTAGCACCAGAACCAACCGCCAAATTACGAGCAAGAGGCGGAGTATCCTGAATAAAAGTAGAGTTCAAAGTAGGCAAAGAAGTAAACTTCTGCGCATAATGCCACGGATCAATAGTTCCAGCAGCCGTAGATCTAAACAACCCAGTAATTTCAGAAGGGTTGTACCGATATTCAGCCCAACGTTCCTGATAACCAAAAACGTTAGCATCAGAAGAACCACCAGTAACATAAATTTCCTTATTTAACACAGCTTGTTCACCAAGCATAGCAAAGGCAGGAAAATAATAATCGTACCTAGTAGAACGACTCCAATGACGTCGCAAACCTTGCTGATAAGTCAAATCAGCGCGAACAGAAATAACACCAATAACATAACCATGCTCAACAAATGACTGGGTAAACCCATGATTATGAGCATGATAAACGCCCATAGCAGCTAAATTACCCTGAGGAGTAGTTTGGCCAGAAATACCAGTACCAGTGGTTTGGGCAATAGGAGAAATATTGATAAGAGTAGAGCCACCACCTAAATACTCAGGACGCTGAAGGCGAGCATCTGGGGATGTAACACCAAAATGAGAACGCAAAATCTCGGTATAACGAGTACCGCCTCGAGCATCACGCTCAAGTAACTTTTGAATCTGAAAAGATTGACGAAGCTGATTAATAGTAGCAGCAGTAGCTTGACTCAAATCAGCATACAAAGCCTGTTCACTAGAAACAGGGGTCTGAGTACCAGAAGTTCCAAAAGTATTAGACCTAAAAAATGCTGCACTACCACTACCAGCCGTATAAGAATTAACAAACTTACCGTCAATATTAGTACCAGAAACAGTTTTATAAGCAACAGGAGCAGTAGTACCAAGAGGTAAAGTAACTGCAGTACCACCCTTCTGAGGCCAAGGCAAAGAAGAAGTGAAATAGTCGTGACGCTTACCACGACGAAGAATAGTGTAATTAGTAGAAGGAGAAGAATCAGGTCCATCTCCTTTATCAACTACAGCAGAATTCTGTAAATTCTCATCCCGAAACCATTGGTTATAAATCAAATTATAGGCGCGGGTAGGTAACGCCGAATGTGAAACCGTATTACCAGCGGTAACTTGACCCACAGTCGGTAAACCAAGGTAGTCCTGTAAGGACCCAATAGCGTATCCACCAGCTGGGGATACTTGTTGTGGGATAGTGTAAGAAATACTATCGGAAGGATTATCCTGTTCCCCCATAAACTTAACCCAATTCGTCCAAACCAAACGATTAGGAACAAAGAAGAAAAACGAGTCCAAATGGAGATTATCCATAACCGGAAATATGGGTGTAGCCAATCGACCGAACATAGTGACGTTGACATTAAAAGTATCTCCTGGAAGAACCTCCTCACACATAATAGGAACAATCAAACCACTATCAAAAGTAGTCTTAAGAGTTTTCTGCATAGAAAATCTAGAGCGGGGGATGTCAGCACGGGGCACCATTGCAAAATTATGTGCATCAACCGATTTATTATGAAACATAAATACTCCAAAAAAGAAAAGAAAAAAAGTGGCCCCGAAGGGCCACAAGGGTCATGACGACTGCAAAACGTCTTTAGCACGAACCAAAACTTGAGGCTCATTATTTACAAATGCGCCACGAGAATCATCAAATTCGCCTAACAAATACAAATCAAAATCATCAGGATGCTTATTCAACTGGTTATCAGTAGCAACCCGATTCACTTCATCAGTGAAATCACGAATAGCAACATTACGATGAGGAACAAAAAAAGGACGGTTAAAAACATCCGCTGCGCGGTCTTTAACAGAAACAACAAACAAAATCATGATATACCCTTTAAATAATTGTACGTTTTGAAAGATGAGCTCTAGAAGAACTCACAAGAGAACGCGAAACTTTACGGACCGGCTGGTCCTCATAAGCCTTACGCTCAAGGTCTAACTCGGCACGAACCGAAGACCTATACTGCATATCCAGTGCAAGATCGGATCCAACCTCCTTCAACAAAGTTTTATAAAAACGGGGAACAGGGGCTTTAGTCCCCTGAGCAGTAATAACTGACGCATGTGGAAAAACGTCAGACATAAAAAAATCCCGAAACCATGATCGGCCAATGCCTTTACTCATAATCAAAAACTCGGGATTAGGCAAAACAACTTCACCAGTAGCATCATCAACATAAAGCGGTTCAGGCTTTTGCAAGCCCTTAATCTTTTTCAAAATATATCGGGCAATGTATGCAGCAGACTCAAAATTAAGAGTACCAATCAAATGATTACCTTTCGGCCATAGCTTAGTCACCATGGCTGAAGTAAAAGTAGGATCACCACCAATAGCACTCCCAAACCGTAAACGGTCATCTGAAAAATCCACGCCAAATAACGCAATGTGAAAATGAGGCCTTCTAGAAAGATCACCATACTCACCTGAGGCAACATAACGAAACTTAAAACCAGCCTTACGCAAACGCTTGAAAAACCGCTGTAGATCATCCTTAAAAAGTTGACCATATTCAGGAAGCCAGTCATCGTTATATGTGAGGTTCAGCATACAAGACACCTTGTGCATCTGTTGCTCGTGAGTTATACGAATAGCCCATTCTCTTGAATAAGCCAAACGACACTCTATACACTGGCCGCACTTCGTAGGACCATGGGTTGGATGTGACCATAGGGAAGTGCACACCTAAACCTTACAGGCGGATACCACCGCGCATAGGGCCGGCAGTGATGTTAATCAACTTGGTCGTTGATATATTGCGTTTAAAAGAAGAAGCGCTTGAGCGCTTATTGGCATTGTGACGGTGCAAAGGCTTCATAGTGACTCCATTAGAACAGAAAACAAAAAGGTGTCAATAGGCACAGTTACATCAAGTAGCAAACTGTGCCTAAAGACGATTAACCAGCAGGAGCTGGATCAACAGGAGGACTCTCCTTAGGTTGTGGCACTGCCAAACCAAGGCGAACCGCCTCCTCAGTATTCGCGGGATCCGCGAAAAACTCCAAAAATTCCTGAGGGGAATTATGGAATCTAGCACGAACTTTCGCGTCCATACGCATAAAGTTCTCATCAGCTTGACGAACTACGTTCATAGCTGATTGAAAATCAAAAACGCCCTCATAATCAACATACTGGGGCATAGAGACTGGATCAGGTAAATGACCAGTCTTCATAAAACGATCAACAATATTGTTGATATCAGACTCATCGCGAAATTGCTGCTGAGTCAAAGAATCATCTAAACACTTCAAACCAAATTCGTTTGAACGATCATCAAAATTATCATAAGCGGAAGCAAACTTCATAAAAACTCCTTAACGTCTCAACATACGCAAAATATTCGTGACAGTCTCAACCAAAGGTTTGTACTGTCCGAACTCCTTACCAAAATTCTCAGCTTTCTTAATAGCTGCAAGATCAGCAGCCACTAAATCTGATTCATTCAAAGTCTTCAATGCTAAAGCATACATCTGCTGAGCGCGTTGCTCCTCAGTAGTAGTCTGCTTATTAATCAAAGCAACAGACGCATCAAGCTGTTTAATAACAGCAATCAAACGATCACCCTCAATAGGATTATTCTTAGTCTCCTCTACAATATTCTTAGATTGCGTTTCAATCAAACTTATATGAGCACGCTTCTCATCAGCAGAAGCAAAAGACAATTCCTTATTCGCAAGAGTCAACATAGTCTCAGCACGTTTCTTGATCGTGTCAACACTAATATTCTCAGTCTCAGCACCAACCTTACCAACTTGCCTGTTAGCAACTTGGGTTTGAGAAGACTGATAACCAGAAGTAGAACCCGCAAGATACGGATTCTGAACCTGAGGCATAGCACCAACTGGAGTAGAAGCACCACCAGCTTTCAAATAAGCAAGCATAGGATTCAGGCCAGCAGCCTTCATATCCTCAACTTGCCTTTGATAAGCAGTATTACTCATACGCTCTTGAAAATCCATCTGACGATTACCCAATGCAATATTGGCAGCATTAGTATCAGATTGACCCTTAAAACCAAGAAGAGCAGAACCAGCAGAAACAAGAGAAGAAGGAATAGCATTAACAACTGAATTAACAGT